CCAGCCATTATAGCTTCTTCACCAAGAACTCTACCTAATTTGGCTTTTAAATCATCATAGGTTTTATAATTCTTTGGATCAGTGAATTCAGATAAATCGTGCAATTGATTATAAAGTGCTTCTAATTTAACATCATCACCAGAGTGTAAAGGAGTTTGCGCTGCGAACTCAGATTTATCGTAGTTACGATAACCTTCAACATTTCTAATTTTAAGTTTGAAGTCTGCACCTTCCCAGAAGTCAAATGGATTGACCGCTTTTTCATCAGCGAATTCTGGTTGCATTGAATCCATAATCTTATCGAAGATCTTTTTACCAAACTTGTAAAGAAATACTTTACCTTCGTTTGCTGGATTTGATGGATCTTGTAAAACAAGCATATTGACTACATAATGTAATCTACGCTTTTGATCTCTGGCTCTATCTTTATCAGATTCAATACCTGAATTCCAAAGTTTAGAGTTAAGTTCACCGACTGGATCGGGTTGGCCAATAGATGTAAGTGAGTTTTCAATGTACCATAAACCAGTTGGTCCTTTAAATCCGTGGTCCCAATATCTAACCCATGGGAGTTCTTGACCTTCGGTTGCTGGTAAAAACCTAAGAAGAGCGTAGCCATTACCTGCTTTATCTACTGTTGGTTTCCAGATTCTTTCATCAGTGTAGTTTTTCTTTTCACCACCACCTGCTTGATCTGCTGCTTGAATAAGTTTTGAGATTTGATCTCGGTTTTGTTTTAAATTTGCAAAAGACATATATTTTCCTTATATTTGCTGAAATATGTTACTGTAATATTATACAACATACATGTGTTGTTGTACACCATTATATATACGCTTAATCAGAGAATGCTGAGTCTAGCGTATTCTGTTTTGGCAAGTAGTTTAAAGCCGTTGCTTCGGCTGCTATTTTGTCTCTAATAATTGGAGAGACAAATTTCTTCATATCTTCTGGTTCAAGATCGTTCTTTTCACAGAGATGTAATACTGCATCCATATAACTAATCTTTAATTCGCTTACTGTCTTTTCAAGAATAACAGTAAATTTAGATTTAGTTAAAAATTCTTCTTCGATTGTCATTTATCAAATACCCTTAATAATATTGTATCTTTGTTAATACGTCCATTAGCTTCTTTACCTTTGGTACTTAAACCATCTAATTCTTTTTGAATTTGATTTGATGTCTTATCTAAAAGAATAGGTATAAAATCCATTGGTTTTCTTAGTTTTATTTTAATACTGGTTTCTCTATTAAAGTTTTTAATTGTAGAACCAGATATTTGGAAACCTTTCGGATGATCGGTTTGGTAGTAAGAAAGTTCTTTATATTTTGTATTGAATACAAACAAACGAACTTTACCAACAATTTGCGCTGGATTAATCGATACAATCTTAAATTCAGAATCTTCTTTCTGATATTTTATACGAGAAACTTGCTTATCAATTGAAGGTAGTTTCGGTATTTTAATTGATCGAGTAGCTTTCTTAGCTGCTTTAATTCTATCTAAATCAGCTAACATTGATTGACATTCTTTAATACGACGATTGAGTTCTGATCGTTTTAAATAAGAATAGCCTTCTACTGCTTGTTCACAGCGCTTATGATAAGCGTCTTCATAATCAAGCAACCAGCCCTCAATCACCGTACGTACTGGAATAGTGGCAGATCCACTTAGTCCATGTTTACCAAACATTTGGTAAACGTCCAGAGAAGCCTGTTCACCTTCGATCCACGAGTCTTCAAGAGAAAGGAGATCTTGCATAATCGTATTACTGATCTTTTGTTGAAGTCGTTGTTGAGGAGAGAGTGTGATAACATTAGAGTTATCCGACTCCAACTTTTTGGCATTATATATAGCTTTGCCTTCTTCAATGAGAGGTATTATCCTCTCAAATAAATGAGACAAATAGCTTGCAGCCTTCTCGGATTCTTGTGTCTTGTTTAATTCAGCGTTATACCAAAATGCTGTAGCTGCATGATGTGTCATACAAAATTTGTAATCTGGATTTGCTAAAATATATTTAGATGGTTCAGGGAAGTTTTTCTTAACCCATGTTTTAACTTGGCTGATACAGTCTTTTTTATCAACGTTCATATGAAAATAATCTTTAACTGCGTCGAAACCTTTTTCAATTGGTGCACCATTTACACCAGTACGTGCTCTTGATCTAGCAATTTTCTTTTTTGATTTTTTACCTTTTAATGCAGCTAATCCCATTACACGCTCTCCGGCATGTTTGGAAACTTAGCTAGAATTCCGTTAACGCGATCTAAATAAGTGCAGCATAACTCTACCATAAACTCAGGATTATCTGTGCAAAAAATATCAAAAGCGTGTAAGCCTTTCAAGCCATCATACTGAAAATTATCAGTAAAGCCTTTAAGACCTTTAGTGTTCTCGAGATAATCTAAATAGTACTCGATAGCATTTCTTTCTGTGGTTATATTAAACATATATTGTCTCCTCAACTAATGTTAAATTTTTATTATACTAGTATTATACACCGATTTCACACAAATGTACATAAAAAAGTGAGCAGTATGTAAATTAAATGATGAACTTGTTAATTACTTTTTATAGAATATATGTTTACCAATAGTATTGGTTTTAATCATATCTTTAGTCCACTTAGGATTTACGTAATCTGCATGATACCATAAAGCTCCATCAACTAAGTCATCATGAGCATTAACCATAACTTGAATTGACGACTTAACTGCTTGTTTCCAAGCGTCATGATCTGTGTTTCTTACGTCGTCAGGCTTACCATCACAGTACCAGCTAAATTGACATCTATTTTTTACTGGATATTCTTTTTTAGGATCTTTCCATGATGCTCGAGTTGGTCCTTGAAAAACAACTTTACATATTCTATTTGGATATAAGTCAGACTCAACTCTGTTCATGACAACTTGATTTACTGCAATCATACCTTCATAACTTTGATTACGAGCTTCCCAGTAAGCATTAAGTGCTAAACACATGAGTGCAGAAGCTGCAATAGACATTGTCTATGACCAGTCCTGTGCAGCGATCCACTTCTGAACTTCGCTGTATGTTGGTCGAGTATCACTAGTATGGAAATGCACACTTGCACAACCTTCACCATCTCTAGTTTCTTCTTCTATCATCCAAGTATAATAATTATCTGGATGTAAATCGATTTGAATTCTAAATCTATCATGTAAATACTCATCACGCGGTCGACCACTTGCTTCTAATTTTAAATTTAAAGGTGTTTGAATAGCCATTAGTTTCTCCTCATTTGCGCGTATTGTTTAGGATCGTCTCCTCTACCGACAGGTACTGTGTTCGATTTATGTAACGTTGCGAGTCCAGTAATATAGTCTCCCGAGTAGACATTAGTTTTTGTTTTACCTTGGATAGCACCAACAGTATCTGACGTTGGAATTGCACGATCAATCTTATAAGTAGGAATTTTATTACCACCAGATTTTTCTTTATCTTTAAGCTGCGAAGGATGTACACCTCTTTTCATCAACCATGCATCGTGTGCAGCTTGTACTTTTTCCCATCCAGGTTTTTTATTTTGCTTACGCTTCTTAGTATTTATACTGCTCATACCGCGTACTAAATGCATTGTCATTGTGATTCTTCTTTCCATTGATCATACCAAAAAATAGCTGCTGCTGCAATTCGTGTAGGATATGATTGTAATCCATAACCTGTACCAGCTTTAAGCGATTCTTTATCAACTAATTCTTTATGATAATGAGTAACATCATCAAACTTTTCGTAAAGCTTATTGCATAGTAAATCATAATCCATATCTGTTAGAACATTTATATCTTGCTTATAGTACAGATAAGATGAAGTCAAATAATAAGTAAGTAATTGATTTGGCTTCAACTCATTTATATTAGGATAAGCTGACATATTAATTCCAACCTTCAGCTGATTCATATTCTTTTTGGTCACGACACTTGTCACCATAGTGTTCATCAAGATATTTAGGAGCGTCTGTCCATGCGTGAATGTTTTCACCGTCAGAAAACTTATCCATGAATGAAGTTTCATCTCTTTTAACAGAGGCGTTTTTCCCCATCTTTTTGTTGAACTTTCTAGTAGCTTTTCTTAAAGCTTCCATACGTTCTTCAGTTGACATATCTTTTGTGATGATAATTTTTGATTTCATAATAAATTTCCTTTCATTTAAATTTTTATTATATAAGTATTATACCATGATTTAAATAAAAAGTACACAAAAAAGTGAGCAGATTTTAAATTAAATGATGAACTTGTTAATTGAATTTGGCCTGCCTTGGAAGATTCGAACTCCCGACCTCTGGTTTCGTAGACCAGCGCTCTATCCAGCTGAGCTAAAGGCAGTTGTAAATGTTTCTCCAGATCCGATAAGAAAAATGAAAGGAAAAATGGATCTGGAGAATTTCGAAGCATTAACTATAATCTTTAAAGTTTTTGCTATCTTCGTTATCGTCAAAACCTATAGTATAAGCGATAATTTCTTTTTCAGTCATCTCTGACTTTTCAACTCGTAAACCTTTATTTGTACCTTCAGGCCAATGATGTGGATCGAACGGTCTTTGATAATAGCTGTCTGCTCCACCTCTATCGTATGGTGAACCATGTTTCATAGAAAAGTTAATATCGTAATCTTTTTCTTTCATAATATATCTCATTGAGAAATCTCCATTAAATTCCAATCATCTAAAGAATCTTGCATAAACTGAACTGGATCTCCGTCTCTACCTTTTTGAGTATCATAAGGCATAGTAGAACTCGAAAAAAATTCAAATAACTGAAGATATAATTCAGTACCATAAATATTCATAAGATCACCAGACTCTTGCATTATTTTAGCATCTTCTGGAAACGTTGCTAATATGTCCATTGCCATTTGTTTATCGCTAATCCACATTATTTTGCACTCCAACCAATATTGTTATAAGCCCAATCATTTCCTTTATCTTCGACGATTGCCATAACAGCGTTTTCTCTTGGAAGAGTGTCCATGTATGAAAGTTTATTTTGAGCTCTTTCAAACTTACCAGCTAATATATGTGTAAGAACTGCGGCAGTATCAGCAGCATCTTCTTGGTACATATCGGCCATATCTTCTTTGATAGCCCATTTTGCTTTTGACTGTTTTTCTAAATCTTTAATTAGCTTTTTTAAATTTTTCATTTTGTTTTCCTTTTATCATTTTAATAAGTATATTATACCATGTTTTTTCACGGTTGTAAACAAAAAAGTGAGCAAAAACGAAATTAAATGATGAACTTGTTAAACATATCTTTATCATTCGTAAAAATAGTTGTGTACATTTCGCACCAGATATGGTATAATAATAGTATTATTGTTGAGGAGTGGAGGTATATTCTTTTTGATAGTTTGTGAAGTAAATGGAAGACATCCATCTTTGTCTCAAAAAGAAATTTTAGAGGTTTTTTTCTGGGGAGTATCTCAGCTTATGCCTCGAAAAGAAAACCTTGACGTAAGAATTGACATATATAATATTGATGATAACGTAACAGGATATCATTGTAAAACTGATATTCATGAGATTGAAATCGAAAAGGATCAGAATATATCTGATTTTATTACTGCTCTCTTTCATGAATTAGTACATGTACGACAAACAGAACGTCGTATCTTTTCTGATGAGTCAATAGCATACTACGATAGACCAACAGAAATCGAAGCATACCAACTACAAGAGGAACTCTATATCAAATGGAAGAAGAATTTTCAATCGACAAGACAATAGCACCAGGCATTCCGCTTAAAATCTATAAAAAAGAAATGAAAGAAATGCAAAGAGAAGTTAACTATCTGAGAAAAAGAGTTACAGATCTTACCTATGAATTAGATAAACATCGGAATGAAGTGGTGAGATCAACTCAATATCTCGAAGATTCAATCAACGATTTACAATATGAATTTGATTTGAAAGACAATTAATGTATAGATCCTTAACACCAGGCGAAAAAGAAGTATGTCAATATATCGTAGAGAGATTTGATAACTATTCAATAACTGATAATCAAACAATTAAAGACTGGGTAGAAAAAACAAAAAAGAAACTTGATGCAGATAACATAGCAAGAATCATAGAGGAACGAGACTGTTGATGCAAACACAAGATCATATTATGGTTGGAGTGACTAGCCTTATGATATTCATATGTTATAAGATGATGTTCGCGTTTCCCTTTATCGCAGGATTGATGCTTTGGTTTAATATGAGAATGTTTAATCGATACTGTATGCAACGAAAGAATGGACTCAGATAATAATACTTTTCATTCGTATTTTATAGATATGGATGTTACGCGCGTGAGAATCTTTTCGAATTTATCGGTGGTAATTCTGACTCACCTCTGGAAATGACTGAAAAATAGCGAGGGGTCTAGCCGGCCGGTAA